TTAAAACTCAACATTTGGGATTGTAATCATTTTCCTGGTAATGTCGGCAATTTTGAGCGCGCCTGTCATTGCCATAGTGTCTTCAAGCTCGCCTTTGAGTTTTTCGACGTAAGCTTTTACGCCTTCTTCGCCAGCACCAAAAACAGCGTTCACAAAAGGTCTTGTAATTATTACCGCATCAGCACCGAGCGCAAGAGCCTTGAAAACATCGGTTCCGCTTCGGATACCGCCGTCAACGATAATCTTTATTTTGCCTTTTACAGCCTCGGCAATTTCTGGAAGAACTTCGGCTGTTGCCGGGCAGCCGTCCAAAACTCGTCCGCCATGATTTGAAACTACGATTGCGCTTGCTCCGGCTTCCATTGCTTTGAGCGCACCACGAACAGTCATTACGCCCTTAATGATGAATGGAAGTTTTGCCATCTCAACAATCTGCTTAAGCTCGGCCACAGATTTGCTTCCAGCCGGTGGATTTCTGTTCTTTAAAAATGGAAGACCAGCCGCATCAATGTCCATTGCCATCGCAAAAGGATTTCCTGTGCGGACAAGCTCCATCTTTTCTTTGATTGTATCTAAATCCCAGGGTTTAATGGTAGGAATTCCAATTCCGTTGTTTGCAGCGATTGATTTTGCGGCACCTTCCATAACCTTGATGTTAACGCCATCCCCGGTAAACCCCACGATTCCATTTTTGGCACAACCAGTAAGAAGAGTATGGTTATAAGACAAATCATCGTATTTTTCACCGTAATGAAAATTTACGCTCCCTACAGGACCTGCAAAAACAGGAATAGCAAAATGCTTTCCAAAGAATTCAATAGAAGTATCTACGGTTCCATGCTCATAAATTGTGTCCATATTCACGCAAATATTCTGCCAGGCATTAAAATTACGGATGGCAACGGTTCCGCTCCCCTTAGCCCCAGGACCTGGAATCGTATTTTTACAAGCCACTCCGTTACATACAGGACAAGCCTTGCACTTGTCGCCAATAGTTTTTCTTGCTTCTTTGTAACGGCGCGCGAAGAATTAGAAAATATCTGATTTAATTTTAGAAAATTTGTTGTTTTACCGTGTTTTAGCGGGCTTTTTCATGCATTTTTTGCAGTATAAAATACCCGCAAATTTGTTATTTATTTTTTGCAAACCACTGTTTTTCCAGGATAGTCGGATGTCCGTGTTTCTTTGGCCTCTCAGTAAGGGGTTTGGGCAATTTGTCATTCAGATGGTCTTTTATAAATCTATTGAGTGTACACCAAGTGACACCGCATTCACGGGCAATAGAAAGTTTGCTTCGGCCGTCTTTCAGCCAGCGTTTTATTTTGTATCTGTATGGAGTCAGCTTGTAATGCTGTGGTTTTTGCCCTGGCAATCTTCCGATTTGTTTTCCGGCTTTTCTTGCCCTCTCCAGGCCTTGTTTAGTCCTTTCTGATAGTAATGTTCGTTCAATTTCTGCGGAAAGCCCAAAAGCGAACGCAAGTACCTTTGACTGGATATTATCCCCCAGCTCATAACCTTCTTTGATTGCGATGACACGCACTTTCTTATCCAGGAGCTCTTGCAAAACATCGAGAATCATCATCAAAGAACGGCCTAGCCGCGAAAGCTCCGTGACTATGATTGTGTCGTTCTCCTGTATCTGCTCCATCAGTTTTCCGAGCTTGCGTTTCTCTGGCTTTTTTGTTCCTGAAATTGTTTCTGAAATCCATTGAACATGATGAAGTCTTCTGTAACGACAGAAATTTCTGATTGCAAGTTTTTGATTTTCTACTGTTTGTGTGTCGGTTGAGACTCGAATGTATCCGTAAATCATTGTTTTACCTCCGAGATAATTATGACAGAAAATTAACTTTTAACTGAACGGCTTGCTAATTCAATGGGGAACGATAGAAACGGATACGCCATCAAGCAACACAAAAACAGTGTCGCTTTTTGATTACACTAGCGATACGACTTATTCGGTTGTAGCGCTAGGATATAATACAGTTGATGACAGTCTTGTCTCATTAACATTAAAAACAAAGACAGCAAATAGTTTTACCATAAGAAAATGGATAAGTTCTACTTTTCAGGCTACAATTTGCAATTTTTCGTGGATTGCAATCGGATATTAACTGAACGGCTTGCTTATACAGTGGGGAATTGAACTCGTTGATAAAAACAAGAGGTACAATGACATTACCTACTATAATTATTCCATTCCGCCAATCGTAGTTCTTTCAGCTACCAGAAGCGCAACACGCTGGGAGTCAGCAGGTTTTGTGGGGGCTATTAACATTACAGAGAATGGCTTCCGTGCAAGTTACGGTGAGTATAATGTAGAAACTAACATTGAAAAATATACGTGGTTAGCAATCGGGGAATCAGCTTGAAATGCCGATTGCTAACCAGTCTACATCGGAATAATGATATTTCAGTCTGTACTCAGTTTCTGAGATGGCGTGTGCTATCTCATCATAATCTACACCACCATCTGCCTCTGATCTCCCTATTCCGACAAAAAAAGGTCTATTTTTATATGCTGATGGAAAAGCAAAAGTTCCAGAAGAAGTTATTACTCCCCACTGTATCAGCAAGCCGTTCGCATATTTTATATACCCAAAAGATGTGTCGAATTTATAATCTACAACTCCGTCTAACCTTGCGAATGAGTTTTCGTTTAATGAGGAATTAATTTTGCAATATACATTTTGAGGTAAGATTAGAGCAGCAACAGCATTTGCAATTCTTGTTTGTTTGTTTAGCTTAAAATTTGACGGAAGATATTTTATTATATCATTAATGTTTATCGTATTAGAGAAAGGAATTTGAGCGTTTCCTTCTTGCGGGAGAGTCTTTGACTTTCCAATAATTATATTGTCAACAGCTTTCTGTGAGTTTGAATTAATATATACTGCATCACCAATTAAAATATTTCCCGTTGCTGGATCACTGCTTGTTGGAGTTTTTAAGAGTGCATCACGACCGAGAAGAATATTACCTGCAACGAGTACGTCAGTCTGAGCCTTAGATGAAAGTCTAGCGTTCTGACCTATAATAACATTGTTTTGTGATTCTGTGCTTCGAGCACTGTCACCGATAAAGATATTGTTTCCTCCTGATCCTGTGTCACCGCCAGCTTCATATCCTATAGCAACATTGCGATGTGATGAAGAGTTAAAGTTTTTAAGAGCCCTATATCCAATTGCGACATTATTCCCGCCACCGTTCATAAGAGCCTCTGTGCCAATTGCGACATTATACCCGACGAAAGAATCTTTTGAGGCATTGTAGCCGATGGCAATATTATCGAAGCCGCCGGCAGTACAACCAGCTTCTGTGCCAATGAAAACGCCTCTTGTTCCGTTTCCGATACCAGGCCCGGACTTTGTTCCGATGATTATTGCATCATTGACTTCGCTCTCCATCCGAGCTTTTAGTGTTCCGTCTGCTCTTAAAAAAAATCCTTTTTCTGCCCAGTGATTTGAGTCTAGAGTTCCATCATCCTTGTACCTTGAGCCGCCCCTGATGATACCATTTGTTTGCATGATGATTGTTTTTGCAAACAGCTCCTTTATGAACGCGCTCTTTGCCGCAATTGTCTTCGCAAATACCGTTGCGAAAGCCCCGACGCTCGTCGCATTGGTAGTGTAAGTGTCTACCAGTGCAATCATGTCATTCATAGAGGCGGAGAGATGGGATGTATCGCTGTCCTTTGCCCAATATGAGCCATTCCAGACATAGACGTTTCCGGCAACCGTTGCGCCGGACGTGCCAGCCTTGCCGAAATTGTTGATTGTTATCGCTGATGTCGTGAGGAACCAGTCCCAGTTACTTGATGCGGTATAGCCGTTCGCAGTTCCAGCTGCCGTGAGTTTTCCGATGTATTTTCCGGCTGCGCGCAGCTTCGCCGTTCCAGCGTTCTCATACTCTGTATCACGCGACACGGCAGACCAGGAACTGTTCTGAAATGTGCCGGCTGAGTTATAAGTCTCAATCTGCTCGCAGGTGTAATAATATTTACCGACCGCAAACGACGTGTACTTGCCTTGCGTCCATGTCGTTGTTGTCGCGGCTCCTGTCGTTGTTATGCGGGCTGTTGGGGCGGCGGGTGCTGTTGCTGATGTACCTACATAATACAGAGGAATCCTTTTTGTAAAGTTACCGGTAGCTCCTTTGGGGCCTTGTGCGCCAGTTTCTCCTTTAGCACCTTGAATGTAAGTTCCTCGCGGGGTTGGTCTTGCAGAAATTGACGGAGAAACAGATTGATTGCTTGAAGTGTAAGTAGTTGTTTTTATTGACCAAGAGCAGTTATAGGTCGTTGATACAAAATATTTTCCGCCCCCTCTCAAATAAAGGACTGGGAGACTAGAATTTTTCATTTGAGTGTAACTGACCGGTGATTGATTTGTAGTTTTGCTCGTTGCTTGGGTCCAGCTAAATGTATCAATATATTTCAAGCAAACTGCAGGTGTCGTTCCCCAGCCACTTCTCTGGTCTTGAACATGGAAATCAACGGCAAATCCGCCATTGTTGGTAGACCATGAAGGTTTGGTTCCCGAGTTTAACTGAACTGATACTTTTATTTCCTGAACACCGTTGGCAGACAGGCTAGAACCTACGACTGGATACCAAGTGTCAACATCATATTTTGAAGCAGACAAATCAATCCACTCAGATTTTACCCAATAACTGTCACCTTTTGGTCCTGTAGCACCAGGATCTCCTTTTAGCCCCTGTGCCCCGGTAGCACCTTTGTCGCCTTTTTCACCTTTTATTATTGTCCATTTGTATTTTGTCGGATCGGTACTGTCTTTTACCGTTGTGTCGGTGTATTGGCCGATGTACAGCTTGCTGGCCGAGTCGGTTACGCTGAAGCCGGTCTTTCCGTCTGAGCTGTTTGCGTAGGCGATGTGAAGATAGTATGTTTTTCCGTCTGTTCCGTCCTTGCCTGGAAGTCCGTCCTCACCCTTAGCCCCCTGCAAACCTTGAAAGCGCATCCATTTGTACTTAGCAGGATCTGTGCTGTCTTCGGCCGTATAATCGACATATGTTCCGATGTATTCTGAAGGTGTTTCGGTCATGTCGGCTGTTGCGGTCGGGTTTTCTTTAGAGGAATATTTTATGTGGAAATAACTTGTCTTTCCGTTCGTTCCGTCTGTTCCAGGAGTGCCGGGGATTCCCTGCTCACCACGCTCTCCCTGTAAGCCTTGAAGTCCCGGTTCTCCGCGGTCGCCTTTTTCGCCTTTGAGAGTCGTGTAGATTCTGCTCTGGCGGGTCAGCGGTTTCACGACTGGCTCATCAAGAGTGATTAATGTCGTTGAGTAAATATCAAGGTCGGCATCGAGCGATGAGCTGACTGCGAGTGCCAGAGTCCTGAATCCTGAGAGGCCTGTATCAAGGCTGACGAAAGTTCCTGGGATGATATATCTGTCCGTCTTAATCTCAGCCTTGTATTTTACGCCACAAAAATAGCTGTTAAGTGCTCTTACCAATGAAGCGGCTGATTCTGAGTCGAAGATGAATTCTGATTCGCAGACATATTCGTTTGTACCTGTGCCGCAGCTTATTGAATGCTCTGTGTCACGGTACCAGGCATCTGCACGGATTGAGATACTGTAGACCTGGGCATCTTCGTCAGCAGTGTTCAGTAGACGGACTGCTGCCTGACGGTAGCCGAAATCCGTTCGGTCTATCTGAATGTTTCCCTTTTCCCAGTCTTCCACAAGACGGTGCTTCTCGGTGTATACGAGCTGTGAAGTTGAGCTACGGCGGTACGCAGTCTCTCCGTTGTATTTCTTGTAGCTTTCCGCATATCCTGATGAAAAGCTCTGCTGAACTTTGCCCTGGTCGCTCTCAATGTTCGGATCTGACTCGAACGGATAATATGTATTTTTCTGAACAATTGCAGGGGCTGCCGTGTTATCTGACTGATACCCAGAGCCTGCGTAATACACAAGCTCATCTGTTTTTTTGGTGAGTGTGTTATACTTTACGGTGATGCACTTGTATTTTTTGTCGAGGCGTGAGATTTTCGGGCTCATGAATATTTCAGAATCATCAAGGTCCTCGGCTTCTGATTCCAATGGCACTTCCTTGAAATCCCAGATTTTGAGAACGCCTTCCGCGTCAAAAAAATAGCAGAAGCCGTACTGAAAAAGAAGGTTGTCGAGGTTCGTTTTATATGACGCGCCCTGGTCAAGCACGAATGCCGGAACCATCGCGCCTGTCGATGTGTAGTCGAATGACAGCGAACAGTCATCGCAGATTCGCTGGATTATATCCTCAAGCTTGGAATTTATATAGCCGATTTCAGAGATTGTTTTTTGCTCCAGCTTGTTTGTGTAGTCACGGATAGTAACGCTGAGGGAATCAACCGGGCATGGGTCGCCCATATCCTCCCAGGAAAGCTGGCTGTTTATGATGCCTGTGAAAAGCGGCGTGCCGTCACGGGCATTCAATACGGCTTCAAGTTCATCTGAGAGGGCGAGCAGTCTGAAAACATCCGGCTCATAGTTTATCGTTAGCTCTACGCTCGATTCCTCGTGCTGTAAATTCTCGTTGCACAAAGACCTTTTTATCTGGCAGGTCTTTGGGTAGATTGTCACGGATTCTTCTCCGTGATTGATTGTGAGGTATATATCTTTGAAATCTGACATTTTTCTATCCTTATGCGCTCATCGGGAGCGGTGCTTTTTTGCCGGAGCGTATTCCCAGTGCAATTCCGTTGTATACGGCATCCGTGATTTCCTGCTGGGTGACAACAGAACCATGGACATTAAGCTGTACATTGATGATATTTCCTGAGCCAGTGCCACCCGATTTTCCGCCGACCAGTGCGAGGTCTCCGCGGCGGATTCCTTCTGCGAAAGTTCGCGGAACTATGGTCTCGCCCTTGTGGACGACTGCGGGCATGTCGTGTGGAATTTCTGGAGTTCCGACATCAAGACGAAGGAGCCTTCTAACTGCGTTGCCGCCTTTTTTTACACCTCTTTTGATGCTTGAGCCTACTTCCTTTGCTTTTTCTACAAGACCGGATGCCTTATCTTTAGCACCGTCACCAATGCTTGAGACAGCATTTCCTATTGCGTCCTTTATGTTCGTCCAGAGGTTCTCAAAAAAACTGACAACCTTGTTTTTAACATAACTGAAACCGTCCTTGATCCAGTTACCAAAATCAGAGAAATAATCGCCAAGCGTCTTGACATTGAAGTAGATGTCGCCGGTATTATCTGCTATGTCCCCCAGTTTCTCGTTCATCTCTTGCTCAATCTCATACAATTTGTCATCAGCAATGGCTGAATATTCTTCCGCCCGCTTGTTGTATTCATCGCGGGTGATTAATCCGAGCTCATACTGAGACTGTAGAGAACTAAGCTGTGCATTGAGGAGATCGTTCACGGAATCCATCTGTCTTTGGTATCGTTTTCGAAGCATTTCAGTATGCTTCTCTGCTTCTTTTGCAGCTTCATCCGTACTTTCGCCGATTTCCTTCATTTTCTTGACGGTACCGCCGAGGAAAGCAAAGAACTTGCCGATGTAGTCATTGTAAAAACGAATCAGCGCGTTGAAAATTGGTGTCAAAAGCTCGAAGATACCCGTGAAGATATTACCGATTGCCGTTAACAGGGCCATGATTATCTGAATTATTGGTTCAAAACGATTGAGAATGTCAGCTATCTGTGCAAATGGTTTTATGATTTTTCCAATCGTCGTGCCCAGTGTCTCCAAAAGGTCAACAAAGGGCTGAAGGAACTCATCGACGAGAGGGCCGATTATGTCCATTATCTTTCCGATTATCAATGAAAAAGGATTGAGAAGCTTGTTGCCGTTTTCAAGGGCGGCGGTAGCTTTGACAAGTCCCGAAACAAAGCCGTTTATGATGCCAACGATTCCGCCTGCGATTCCGCCTTGCATGAATCCCTGCACAACCTGACCGGCTTCTGTATTTCCAAGGGCATTTGCAGCTGCGGATTTTGCTCCGTTAACGGCAGCCCCCTTCAGGTCTCCGCGCTTGATTGCCTCGACCGTCTTAATGTCGAGTTCTTCGAGAACCTTTTTGAAACGCGAGTTGTATTCTTCGACCTGTGCAAGTCTGGCGTTGTGACTTTCTTCTGAATAGTGCTTCTCAAGATTTGCGGCAGCCTTGATGTATTCGGAGCGAGTCTGGTACTCCTTGCCGTATGCGGTGAGGGAGTCTTTATTCAACCTGTCAACGGCCTGTTTCTGCTCCACTTCGATTGCTTTCAGCCGTGAGTCCGTGTCGCCTTTTGCAAGCCATGAACTGATGTTTTTGAGTGCATCCGAGATTTCCTTGTCATAAATCTTTTTTCTTTCATTTGCGTAGTATTTCTTCAACGCCGTAAGCTCGCGTTGATATGCTTCGTATTCAGCGGTATTTTTCCAGCGGTAGTTATTTCCAAACGAAGACTCTGCCTGCTTGGTCAGTGCTGCCATTGCTTTTTTCTCCTGGTCGTTGATTCGGTTGATTGCCGAAGAATTGCCAGCTGCAAGTTTTTGGCTCCATTCGGTCGTAAAGTCGAGAATCTTTTGCCGAATCTCTCCTGTATTTTTTTGAGCCGCTTCGAGACGTGCATTAAGTGTGTCATAAAGGTGCTGGTCACTTTCGACAATTCTTTTGGCTTCGGCAACTTTCTTTTCAAGGTACGCATAGTCAGGATTTATTTCGCTTCGGGTAAGTCCTGCATATCTTTTTCCTTCAAGTGGAACGGATATGTTTTTTGGTGTTGAGGCAAGCTGAGATTCAAATGCAGAGAGCGTTTGGTTTGATGTGGCGAGTGTTTGCTTTGCCTCAGCAACCGCTTTGGTGTAATTGTCTACGGTTTTCTGTGCCTGCGAAAGTGAGCTTCCAGTCATGAAGGACATATAGTCTTCTGTCTCAGTTTTCAGGGATGCAATAGCTTCTCTCTGCTTCTGTGCGGCAAGTGCTGCTTCGTTGTGTGCGCCTGCTGTCTTCTGCTGGGCGGCGGCGTATGCGACAAAGCCTGCTGTGGCGGCTGTAACTGCGGCGATTCCCGCGAGCATGAGCGGGTTCGTAAGTGAGAGCGCGGAGTTAAGTGCCATCTGCGCGGCGTATGTCGTCCAGATTTTTGCGACCAGTGCAACAAGGGCGACAATCATCTTCACATTGATTGCGACGGCAATCGCGGTTATTGCTCCGACAAGGAGACCCTTGAAAAGCGGGCTTGAATTGATTGCGTTCGTGATTTCGGTGTAGGCATTGACGATTCTCTTAAGGATTGGCATGAGCATGTTTCCGAGAGAGGCTGCGAGGCTGTTGGTTGCCTCGCGTGCTCCGGCGAGGGTGCTTGCCCAGGAATCGGCGGCAAGGCTCATGGTGCCGAAATATCCGCCGCCTTCATTTGTGAGTGTCTTTATTGCTTCGTTGAGGTCATGGAAGCTGATTTTTCCCTTGCTCGACATGTCGGTAATCTCCGCCGTTGTCTTTCCGAGGTTCTTAGCGAGCGTGTCCAGAATCGGGATGCCCCTCTCCATGTAGATGTTGAGAACTTCCATGTCGGCCTTGCCTTTTGCGCTCGCCTTTGCGAAGGCGTTCGTGAAGCTCGCGAATTTCTGCGAGTCACCGAGTGCGAGGTCTCCGAAACGCGTGAGGTATTCTTCCATGTCGTTGAGTCCGACTTTGGCGGTCTTCAATACCTGCGTGGCGGTTGAAAGCTCAGTAAGATTGAACGGGGTGTTTACATTGAATGCGTTTATCCTGTCGGCAAGCGCGGAGCCTGCCTCCATGTCATTCAGCATTATGCCGAAATTATTTCTTACCGTGTTTATGGAATCCGCGCTCTCCAGGGCATAGCTTGCAGTTTTTGCAAGGAATTTGTCAAACTTAACGGCGGCGACTGTAACCGCAAGATTTCCGACCTCCGATTTGAGTTTCTGGAACATGCCCATGAGGCCGTTGTTTTTTGAGTCGATGTCATCAGCCTGTTTTCCGAGGTTCTTGTATTCCTCGACGAGCTTTTTGATTTCAGATTGCTCCGGCTTGAACCCCTGCGCAATGAGGGAAAGCGTTCCGTCTTTAAGTTTCTGCTGCATTGCCCGGAGCTCAGATGATGATGCCCCGAACAGCTTTATTGATGATGCCGCCTGTTTCGCGGCCACTTCCAGGTCCGTGAATGTAGCTGAGTTTTTCTTGATTTTTTCTGATGCATCCGAGACTTTCTCGGCCATGCCCTTGAGTTTCGCCGACATGTCAGAGAGACTTGCCACAGCCTGGTCAGCGAGGACTTTAATCTGATATTCGAGAGTTTTCTTGTCCGCCATGCCTTACATTCTGCGGCAATATCGCTTTAAATGCCGTAATGCGGGCAAAAAAATGGCGTCAAAGCGGGGTTTTATGCCAGCCTTGACGCTTGTTTGTAACTTTTTTTATTTCTTTTTGAGCTCTTTTTCGCGCTCTTCCTGCTCCCATTTACTTTCCTCAATACGGAACAGGTTGATTGCCATCGTTATGCTCTCCGGCTGCTCAGCCCAGCCCCCGCTGAAAGGAAGACACTGCATGTTTTCCGTAAGTATGTAGACCCGATATGCGCTCCAGAACTCTTCGTTGACATAATCTCCGAAAGAACCGCGCTCAATGAAGATTTCGTTTCCGTCGTCATCCTTGACCCGCGTGTTCCAGAGAACCTTTGCACGCCTGCCTTTATACTCATGCTCATGCAGGCCCTCTTTAAATATGCGGAAGGCTATGCGGAGTTTTTTTCGTTGATTCCCCGTTTGAGAGCTGCGCGCAGTTCCCTGACAATCTCATCATAGAGGTCGCCGAATACACACGGAGCCTCACGGAGTGTTTTCGCACCGTTGATTTCAATTGTCTTTCCGTCAACCTCAGCCGAGCAGTTGTAGATGCCTGTGAGCATGGCATCGATGATGGCGTTGTCGTCTGTTTTCAAAACGATGTCAACGCCCTCGACATTGCCCTTGCTGTCTGCGCGGGCCTTTGCCTCGCTCCTGTCCTCAATACGCTCACGGATTGCGATTGAAGGAATCTTGTATTCTACGCGGATTCTTTCTGCTTCCGGGAGGTCAAGGTTGTGGTTCCATTCAGGATAGAACACGCCTTTTTGTGTTACTGAAATTTTCATCTTTTAGTCTCCTGTTGTTGTTTCTCCGGTGAGGCTCGGAATGTCGAGTGAATAGAATACCGGATCCATTCCTGTCATGCGCATCGAGCTGTCATAGCTCTGTGCGTTTCCTGTCTGGCCGCCGAGGTTCATGTTGTAAAGATAAACCTGGGCGAACACGAATGCTTCTGTCTCGCCTGGAGTATCGGTCTTTCGGACATAGCCGAGGAAATAGACTGGCTTATTCTCAAGCTCGCTGACAGTCACGGTGCCGTCAGCTGTGCGGCGGAAAAGCTTCATTGTCTTTGCGACGATTCCGTCAACTTCGTCCGAGACTCCGAGAGTCATGATTGAGTTGACGGTGCCGGTTGCCTCTTTCTTTCCGAGACGGTACTTCTTGAAGTTGTCCTTCAAGCGTGTGACCTCAATCTCGCCCTGCGTGATCTGGAACTGCCAGCCTGTCGCATCAGCGACATGAGTGAGGTCGAGCTTAATGAGCTTGTCACCGTTGGCAAGAACCTCTTTTCCGGTAGCCGGATAAAGTTCTCCGACCTTCATTCCTTTCGGAATGAAGGAGCCGGTGTCTGCGATTGCGGAGATGAGGTACATTCCGCTTCCGTCTCCGTCCGTTTCACCTCCGACAAGCCGGTTCAGTGTTTTCTGGCCGTCTCCGGTATATTCGGTGCCCTTCGAGCCTGTCATGATAAGGCCGTCGTCACCTACCAATGGCGTCTCTTCTCTTTTTGCCATTATTGTTCCTCCTTTTTCCCGTCTTTTTCAGAACCAGCGGTTTCCGTTTTTTTTCGCGGTGTCTGCTCAGGTTCGTTTTTTTTGTTTTCGTTCTCGAGTACGGTTGTCCTTCCGTTCTTGGTCTTGTACCGTGTGATATGAACCATTTATTGCCTCCCTGTAGGAATGGTTATCAGAACAATCCTGTCGTCATCGGCATACTGAATCTCCGTGCTGTCGGGCGAGCCGACAAAGGAATCCTCCGCCGAGATTTTCTGGATGATCCTTGTGTTCGCGAGCGGGATTTCTCCGCCCATCGCATTGTCTGTCTCTTTCCATGCCTTTAGATGAAGTTGTGGCGTGGAAAGATATTCGTCAAGGCTTTCTATGAGGTCACAAGCCTGCTCAAGTCCTGTCTGGCTTTCCAGGCTTCCCTGTACGGCGACCTTGATTCTCAATGTGCGGCTGGTGTATTTGCCAAGCCGTGCGTTATCCGGCACACTTTTAAGGAGCGACAGCGCGATGATTACGCCTTTTTCCTTTAGGCTTGCCGGGGTTATCACGACTTTGGTCTTGAACGAGTCGCCCGCTATGTTCCGCTCCAGCTGGGAAGCGAAGAGTTTCAGGGCCTCGTATGTTCTCAACCTTGCACCTCCTATGCGTCAGGGAAAATCTCCCTCTCAATCTGCCTCATCTCGTCATCGCTCAGATACCAGAATTTGCGCGCCGGAATCGTAACAGTTTTCCTAAGATAATAGGCGACCCGAGTATCCGAGTCCTTGTCTTTCTTCCTGTAGCACACGGTGCGCCCGATCCTGAACACCCTGTAACCACCGTTCCGAAGTCCGTCCAGAACATCCTTCGGCTTGGGGCCGTAACGCCTCTCAAGCTGGCGGGTTCCCTTCGCGGGTATGAACAGCCAGTTCTTGCGGGCAGTAATCGTGCCACCGTCGTTCATGAGCGGTGCCTGGATCTTCGTGGTTCCGGCAATGACAGTGTTCTTGTCCTTCAGCTCGCTCGTGATTGAGTCCCTGAGCGAGCCGGTATCTTGAAGCGGCCGTCCTGCTCCACGGTATTCTTCCGTCGCTTTTGACAGCGGCGTGAAACCTTTGCCGTCGTAGATGTGAAACCTGAGGATTTCTGCGGCAGTGATTCCGGCTTTTTCAAGCCGTGCCGTGTCAGAAAGTTTTTTTGCAAGCTCATCAAGCTCATCCGCAACCTGATTGCTCACAGGCTTTGTCTCCTGGCTTTCCATACCCGCCGCATACGCGGTGAGTCTTTTGGGCGAACAACACAGGCTGACTGAGCCTTCTGCGGTTTGTCCGAGTTGTCCGTATCAGGGAACGAGCCGTAGGCTGCGATGATTGTGTTCTTCGCCTGTATGCGGTACTCGCGCCCCGCTTCCTCGTGCCCAAGTGCCATGTGCAGCTCGTAGATTGACTGCATCAGGACTATCTGGCGGACAACCTTGTTGTCCAGGTCAAATTTCACATGCAGGTATGAGAGCACGGCACCAATGTAAGTCTCCGCCCGGCTGACGGCATCGAGCACGAATTTGTCACTTTTCTCGCTCAGCTGCATGTAGAGGTTGTTGGACAGACATTCCGCCACATCCTCTTTGGTGACAGCCGAACCGAAAGGCTCGAACTCCGTTTCTTTCTGCGTCTCCGCAAGGATTCCTTCAATGCCGTACTCTTCCATATCAGGCTCCTTCCTAGTTGAATGCCACTGTCTGCTTAGACTGGCGTTTCATTGCGAAAGCTGGGAGCGGCTTTGAGTAACCGATGAGCTTGATGCCCGACGGATCCTCGCAGTTGATTGGCTTTGCGTAGAACGGCATTGCGGCAAGCTTTGCGTCCATGTCGTCGATTGCAAGATAGAAGAGGTCTCCTGGGTTCGCGATGTCGATGATGCGGCTTTCGTCAGCTCCGAGGATTGCCTTCGCCTGCTGTGAGCCTGGCAAAGTGTATGATGTGTCGAGCGGACGAACATCATATTTTCCGAAAAGCTTCATGCCTGTGTCTGTCCAGACAATCGGGAGATTGTCCTTGCTTGTCATTGTGTCAACGATCTCGTTGTACACTGTCGCACCGACAAAGTTGACGGGGCTGGAAGCCGCACCGGCTTTCTTTCTGTGCTCGGTAAGTCGTTCTTCAAGCCATTTTCGGAGCTGGCCGACATCGCCCTTCTTGAGAGTTGTTGAGCTGATTGCGTGCGGGTCGCCAAGATCAATCTCTTCTTTGCCGGTGATTGAGCCGTCTGATGCGAGAGGGTACGCGATTTTACCGCTGAGTGCCTGGCAGATGAGTGTCTCGGTTGACTCGCTGATGCGGTCACGAAGATACTCAAGATTCTCGTTGACCCATGCGCTGATTGCCTGCTCATCGCCAAGTGAGATGAGGGTGTTGAGGTCTGCCGCACTGATGAACTTTGACGGAATGAAACCGTCAACCTCAATCATCTTTCGGACAGATGAGCCGTCATCAAGTGAATATGAGCGGCTCCCACGTCTTACGAGCGGGATTGAGCCAGTTACCCGCTGAATGTCCTCAACGGCAATGAATGCTCCTGACTTCTGTTTCTGTCTTCCAGCTGGGAAGAAGAGGTCTTTCATTGGTGTCTCTGGCTTAGGCATATTGCTGATGATGTCAGCGACCTTTGCCTGTGTGAAATACTTACCGAATCTTGCGGCGTAATTAATTGGCATCTGTTATTCCTCCTGGGCGGCTGATTCGCCCTCGATGCAGTAGATTCCTGCGGACCGCAAATCCTCAACGCTGCCGTCCGTGATTGCGCTGCCGTCGGCATATACGAGCTTTTCTGCGCGCACTGCTCCGTGAAGACAAGCAAGGATTACCGCTCCGTCAGCTTTCTCTTCAAGAGGCTCGACCGCTACGGCAACAGGCTTGTGCTCCGCGTCGTTCTTTGCGAGAGGAACATAATTTCCCTCGTCCTTGTAAAGCAGGGTTCCTGCCGAAAATTTTGCGGTTTCATCGGCGATTGCCGCACCGCTTACGATATGGTGGTCACCGTGCAGAATCTGGGGGCGGGTGACTTCCACTTCTCCAATAATCTTGTTCATGTCTCCTCCTTACACATGGCCGAACATTTTTGATGCGAGCGGTTTTTCAGGGGCAGCCGAAGCTGAGTCCGAAAGGTTGAGCGCACCAGGCTCAACGGGCTTCGCCATTTTTCCGAATACCTCGGAAAGGACAGCAACAGGGCTTGCAGTGCGTTTTCCCGTGCCGTCAGAAAGCTCGATTGTCTTTCCCTGCTCGAAGCTGTCTGCGAGTGCGAGAAGCTTCTCCAGCTCAGCTTCGGGAACTTTTCCCTCGGCGGCCTTGCGGAGTGCTTCTTTCTCGCTCTCACGCTGTCTTGCAAGGCTGTCGCTCAGGAGCTTTTCCTTTGCTCCGGCCTCAGCCTTTAGGCGTTCGTTTTCTTCGCGCAACGCCTTGATTTCCTCTTCGCTCATAAGAGCCTCCTCTATTTTTATCTTTTGGGTTTTGGTTTGAGTGTCGGAAAGGTAAAGTTCCTTTTCGCCTGTGCCCGGAAATGCCCTAATTCCGTCTGTGTCGCTTGCAGCCAGCGTTTTCTCAGCCTCGCTCATGTCTTTTTCGATTGAGTCATGAAGGTCTTTGATTGCCGGTGGTTCGTTGCCGAGGTATGCAAGGTGATGAAGGTACATCTTTCCGTCGCTGGCACGCTGCTTCGCGCCGATGGACACATCTGGATAATAGCCTTCGTCAACTGCCTGTGAGAGAGTGTCGTGCTCCTCGATTTCAGCCCAGAGGCTCTTTCCTTTCTTGTCGTATGTCACGCTGATTACATTGCCCAGCCGTGGGCGGTCATCGCTCCAGTGATTGCCGAGCTTGATTGGAGCGCGCTTGATTTCTGGGAATGTCTCCGCGATTTCCTCAAGCTCGCTTTCTTTTACCACGGTCGGATTCTCGATTGAGCCGAAGATGCCAGCCTTGGCGATTTGTCTTTTTCTGATTTTCATGATTCTCAGTTTATTCTTGATGCACGATGATTGCTGAAATATGGGCAGGAATGAGCGAGCTGGTTTAAAATGAAAAAGCCCCGGAAGTCTTGCTTTCGGGGCTTATAAAGGTTCTGAAAATTAGAAGTCTATTTGTCAATGATTTTTAATTTCGTGTCTTTTGCCATCTCGTTGATATTAAGGAGCGGCATGATAGGAATCGCGAAACCTGCATTGTACATTGTTTGTGAAATAATTGCACGAACATAAGGAAACAGAATGGTTGGAGCTTGGGTTCTTGCAAGGAATTCTTCCTGTTCTGGTGTGAAAGTTCCCATGCTGACGAATAATCCTGTTATTTCGAACATTCCTTTCGCCATCTCATGCTGGTCGTTTTTTGACAGTACTGAGACATAGACTCTCAAGCCTGTGACATAAAGAACCTTATCCGCAGAATCCTTATATTTAAGGGCATCGCGAAATGAGAAAGAATACTTTACATCAAAATCGTTTTGTCTGCTTGCCAAAGTTGATAGGTTTTGTTCTACCGTAAAATCTATTTTGTCAACTTTGTATGAATCAAACTGAAATCCTGATTTTACGCTACCATCAGCCACTGCATTTCCCCCGCCGTCATTGGCTTGTAAAATTTTTCATCGACAACATATTCTTCTTTTCTATATCGGACTGAATAATTTGCGTCACTATGTAATGTTATTGACACCTGACCAGCGACATCAAATGTGTTGTCCAGATTGTCAATGTCATCTTTGAAAGACGGGGAGTTTTCATATAAATAATCAAAAAACTCATCGTCATTCATTGTGCAGAAAAAGCTGGTCATTGCTTCCAGTTTTTTCAGTTCTTCTTCTCTTGTCATTTTTTTACCCATTGTCTTTGTGTCACTAAACACGGATTGTCGCGTACTGTATATATATCGACGCATTTTGCCGTCAGTTTAGAGCCGTAAAGGAAATCCGATTCTGCAAGCTTCTTGTAATAAAAATGTGCTTTTATACTTGTGTAAGTATCGGACAGCATTTTGTATGACTCAAAAAGATAATCCAGTTTAAGACCGATTTGCTCTGGTTTTATTCCTTTTCGAGTCATGGCGGAATTAAATTTATCTGCAACGGATTTGATGTAACCAAGTTTTTCTTCATCGGTCAAATCAAGCATATTGCTTAAATTCAGCTCCGCTTTTACGATTACTTCTTTATGTTTTTCGGAAAGCCACCATTCAGCACGAGATTCGTGTTCCCAAAAATACATTCCCTTGCCAAGAAAATCTGTATCGGAATCATCAATTATAAGATAATCAGGGTTGTCAATAAACTTAGTGCAACGCTGTTTGTCATTCGCATGATAACCCGTCATCTTACTGGCAAACCCTCCTTTTTCTAAGCTATTATAAATATACCACATTTTACCGCTTTGTACACGGAAAAAGAAGCCCTTCTAAACGATTTTTAAATGGTTTTTAGCGTGTTTTCGGGCAAAAGCGGATAATTTGCTACCGAGTGCCCGAAAGACGCGTTTACGGCGGTTTTTTAAATTTTGCGGGTATAATGGGATTCTTTCTTTGTTTGTAATTCTGTATTGACAAAATAACAAATACATTCTATACTAGAATCATCAAGAGGAGGTAAGCCATGTGAAGCAAAAAAAGAAAAAGCCACTGACCAATGCTGAAAAGATTGCCCTGCTAGCGATTCTAGTTCAGATAGTCTTGTGGCTCTTAGACAAGCTGCTTAAGTAGCTTCAAGTCGGATATGCTGCCAGTCATTCAACTGGCACGCTTTTAAGGTACATCTTATTTTCGGAGGTGTCAACATGGAAAACAAAAGGCTCACTATAATGCTTGCGGTGCTTCTGGTACTTGAATTGATTCAGGTTATAGAAAAGATTGTAGAACTTGTTATGAGGTAAGCCATGACGGAAGAAAAAAAATATTCAGGCTACGGCTACCATGGCGGAGGCCGAAAGAAAGGCAGCGGAGAGGGAACAAAGCGCGTTTCTTTTTCCGTGAGCTGCAAGCCGGAAGAATTGGAAAAAGTTAAGGTGCTTGCAGAAAAATCAGGTAAAACAGTCAGCCGATTTCTGCTCGACCTTGCTTTCAATACGGAATGTTAATTTTTTATGCCCCGAAAGTGAAATCACTTCCGGGGCTTTTTTAATGCCTGCTCATAAGGCGGTTCTCATGCATCCAGGCCAGCACGCGCCCGAAGAGGCGGAATGTGTCAGCGTCTGCCGAGTTTGACGGATCAAGTTCCTTTAGCAGTTCAGCGTCTTTGATGTTCTCCGTGTGCATGGAATAGATTCGTATCCTGCCGGTAATCTCATCGAATTTCACAAGCTTGCAGAAAACCGAGCCGTTCAGGGCGAACACATACAGGTCATCGGTCACAATCTGCCCGCGCTCTCCGTCAAACAATATTATGTCTCCGTCATCTATGCCCGCACCGACCATGCTCGTGCCCCGCGCACGGAACGCATACACAGCCCTGTCTTTTAAGCTTGGGAGCAGGTGCATTGGCTCTATGTAGCACTCCACTGAATCCGCATCCTGCCATTCTTCTCCAGGACCGCATGACACTGACTGTCTGAGCAGCGGTATCTTTGCCACCGACTCCGCCACAGCTGTTCCCGGCTCGTCAACAAACATGTTACCTTCTCCAGTAAGAAGCCAATGGGCATTGACTTTATATTTGGAAATGATTAACTCGAGCCAGCTTGGTTTTGGCTCAGATTCTCTTTGAAACATATTACTGAATGTCGCTTGGGGAACATTCAAGGATTTTGCAAAAGCAGAATCTGATAATCCAGATTGTTTTATAACTAATCTAATTCTATTCAATATTGATTGCATAATTACCTCTTTTATTCATTTTTCGCTTGACACCTAATCATTTATGGGTTAGATTTAATTCATAAATGATTAACTTGTTAATCAGAAATTGCAAATATCTGTTAAAAGCAGATTAACAAGTTAATCAAATATCGGCCAAAAATACTGTCGATGTTAGGAGGTCAAAGAAAGATGAGCCTGCTGTTAGGACTGGGAATCGGAGCGTTCGGTGCTATCGGGTTTTACAGCATGGCGTTTGTTATTGAAAGCGGTCTTGCGGAATCGTTTTTCCAAAAATCCGTCCAATGTGTCCGGGAGACATTCTTTGCGGATGAGTATGTACAGTTCGTTTTGCAGGAATTGAACAGCGGAAGAAAACTCAGCCTCAATATGCTCCTGTACAGCAGCATCATCGTCTACAGGCATCGTCTGCAAACCGATGAGCTTTGCATGGAACCGGACGAGCTCTGCACATACCTCTTTGCTTGCAATTGGAATGGCATAAGCATAGAGTCCGCTGATTTTTTCACCGACCTGAAAGACTTTGTTCTGGGCAGTCAGTTCCTGCGAGAGTACACAGTCTCGCAAGTCCTTGGTCACAAAAGTCATAAGGTCGCCGTAAAACTTGCGCCTTTCTGGGATAAGGTTGTCAAGGACATGTTCCTTGAAAGCCCGCTTGTCCGACAGGACATTAAAGAACTGCTGTATAACCAGCACGAGTAAGGACGGAACCACGGCAATAAGAGCCGTGACAATCTGACTTTGCATAAAAAGCCCCCTTTGTGGAAAAAAATTGTCTGTAGCAAAGCGATTATACCACAAAGTCAGGGCTTACTAATAAAAAAGCCCGCTGCACCCGCAGCGAGCCGGAGATTAAGGAAAGGCTCATGGGAGCCAGGCCTTATGGCTCCCATTCTTACATAGGACGGATAAGACCGTCAAGGGGGAAACATGATTGACACTGTACGGGGCAGTCGCCCGTTCCCGATAGACCACGAGCGACAAGAGCGTTGCACAAAGATGCTGGGTAGCTTAGGTATGACAATAACAGAACTTGCACTTCATTTGGATAGAAGCAAAGTTTTGATTTCAAACGTTGTATCGGGTCGGCAAATTTCACCAACCGTAGAGTCATGTATCGCTGATTTTTTCGGAGTTCCGCATGACGCGCTTTTCCCACCACGCACCGCTGGCGAGATTGCCCAGATGCGTGAGCGTGAGGCTCGCGAGAAGGCAGAGACAGAGCGCATGAGACGGGAGCGTATGGCACTCAGGGAACAGGCACTCGCAGGGCTTAGGGAGAGTGCGTGATGGAGCTGATCGGAACGAAGGAGCTTTCCATGGCTCTCGGCATGGATAGAAAGACTGTGCTCGAAAAAGCCAAAAAAGGCGGCTGGGCATACATGGAGAAAAGCGGCGGGATGCGGTTCATCGAGAACAGGCTTCCCACTGACGTGAGGTTCGCGCTGGCGGCATACCGCTCCGGGCATCCGGCAACGGTCAAAGAGAGCGTGAAAGCCGAGCAGACGGAAGGCAGGAAGCTTGCCGGGGACGCGTTCCTCAACGCCGGTGACAGGGCACAGGAGACGGCACAGTACAGGGCCGCGCTCATTTATGAGTACAAGGAAAGCGGCATGAACGTTCAGTCATTCTGCGAGGCATACAATGCGGGGCTAATCTCCGCACCACTGCACGCTAAGCTCGGCGAGGTCAGCAAGGCGACATTCTACAACTGGCTCGCCGCCTGGAAGAAGCTGGGAGCGAGCGGCGTGGTCCCGAAGTACGGCATGAGCCGTGGCGGGGCCGGAGAGACGCTGACCGACGAGGAGCGCGACCTATTGAAGCAGTTCTGGCTGAGGAACACGCAGCCTTCTGCACGGCACGCATGGATTCTCATGCGCGAGAACATACCGTACTCGCGCTGCACATATCAGACCGCACTGCGATTCCTTAACAGCATACCTAAGGTGATAGCCGGTTACGCAAGGCAGGGAGCCGGAAGGTTCGAGAACTTGTTCCTTCCGTACATGGAGCAGGACATAGAGCGATACAAGTCGCTTGAGGTGGTCGTGTCCGACCATCACTGCCTCGACTGCGTGGTCATGTACCGGGGGCAGCTTACCCGCCCATGGATAACGACATTTCAGGATCTGAGGAGCGGTAAGGTGCTCGGATGGTGCCCGACCGTCAAGCCGTCAAGCCTGTCGATTGTAGTCGCGTATTACATGTGCTGCATACGGTACGGAATCCCGCTGGCAGTGCTGTTCGACAACGGCAAGGACTACCACTCAAAGTGGCTCACCGGGCACACGGAGAGCGCAAAGGTGATGCTCCCTGAGGGCATCGAGGATGAGCAGGAAATTGAGTTCAAGGGCCTGTTCCAGATAGTCGGAAGCGACGTGCGTTTCACACGGACATACAACGGAAAATCCAAGGCGCGGCAGGAACGGTATTTCCGCATCATCGGTGAGTACCTTGCGAAAGAGATGGGAACTTATGTCGGAAGCGACACGAAGACACGCCCTGACGATGCGCAGCTTATGTACCGCTCCATCAACGGCATGGCACAGAGACACGACATCCCTTCATGGGAAGAGTTCGTCGAGCGTGCAAATGCGATGATCGAGTACATCAATGACAGCCTTCCATGCACGAGCGCGTATATGCATGGAAAGACACGGAGCGAGGTGTTTGAGGAAAACCTTCCGCCGGAGATAAGGAGAGCGGACAAGGCTGTCCTTCAGAAAGCACTCCTTAAAGGACAGATGCGCAAGGTCGGAAGAAACGGCGTGTCGGTGCACGGCGTGGACTTCTGGAACATGGAGCTCGTAAGGTTCCAGCGGACGGAAATCCGCGTTTACGAGGACATAACGAATTCCGAGCGGGTCATGTGCTGTACAAAGCAGGGAGAGTTCATCTGCTATGCCGAGGCTAACTACTTCAAGGAGAGCGGAGAGCTTTCGCGCGACATCGACAAGCTCACCGGAGCACGCAAGTCAATCACCGAATGGGCGGTATGCGGAAGCGGTCAGGTCAAGGTCGCGCCGGAGTTCGAGACAATGGTGGATGTCGCACTCGAAGCTTACAGGGCAAAGGGAAGCTCGGACGAGATAGGTCATGTGGACAAATTCCTGGACTACACGCCGGAGCAGGCAGCCGACAAAAACATGGAGAAACGCCAGCCAAAGGGTGGCAAAAATGGGCTTAAAAGCCCGTTCTCAGCGGATTCTGAGGACATAGAACTATATGCACAGGAGGCATAAAAATGAGACAGGAGATTAAGGAAAGGCTTGAGAAGACAATCTCGGCCTACGGAATCTCGAAGGCACAGGCAAGCCGGGAGATGGGCTATTCAAGCTCGGTCGTGTCAGCGTACACATCGGGCTCTTATTCGGGCGACATCGCGCAGCTTGAGGACAACATCGTCAACTGGTGCGCAAGGCAGGAGCGTCTTCACAAGCGGAAGAGAATCCCGACTGTCGAGACCAGCGCGCTGAAATCAATCTGCAAGGCAATTCAGATGGCACACTCGTACCACGACATCGCGCTTATCACGGCGGACGCGGGCGGCTCAAAGACGACGAGCGCGAAATTCTACGCAGAGAAGAACGGGAACACGACTGTCCTTATCCAGGTCGTTGCGGGCATGAACAAGAAGATGCTTGTCACTGAGATTGCCGAGAAGCTGGACCTCAGCACGCAGAGGGTACCGTTCAACACGCTCGTGCAGCTTACGGCAAAGGCCCTGGCAGAGCGTGACAGCCTCGTGATAATCGATGAGGCGGACTACCTGAAAAGCGACGCGCTTGAATTCGTGCGAAGGCTTGTGTACGACCTCGGCGAGAGCGGGCTTGTCCTTATGGGGCTACCACGGCTCAGGGGCATGATACAGAACCTCAGGAGCGACCACCGGCAGCTTGAGAGCCGAATCGGCATCAGCCTTCCGCTTGAAGGTCTTAACCGTTCGGACGCGAAGCTGATCGCTCAGTCTGTCTGGAAAGACTGCCCGCAGGATGTCGTGAACGCGATGTTCACGGTCAGCCGCAATGATGTCCGGCAGTTCACGAAAATCATGGAGCGTATGCAGAATGTCATGGAAGAGAACAATCTTCCGACACCTACGGTTGAGGCCGCAGACCTGGCGGCGACAATGGTCCTGCGCAGAGGAGAGAGGTTGAATGGAAGGGCAGCTTAAGAACCCGCTGACACAAGAGACGGCACTTCCTGCAAAGAGGGGGCGGCCGAGCAAGACCGCTCCGGTTTATGACGGAGATGTGATGGTGCTTTCCTCGGACGAGCGGGCACGGATCAACGAGCTTGTCACAGGAATCACGGCCGACACGGGGAAGATTCACAAGCTGATGCTGAGCACGGCAAGAAGATACTTCGAGCTGGGCGGGATAATCCTTGACGCAATACGGCGGTTTCCTGCATCCAAGGCTCCGACTACGGAGATGGTTGAGAAATGGACACAGATTCCGGCAAGGAAGGTGACGACGGCACTCAAAGTCTACAAGCACTTCAAGGAAGCCCCGGAACTTCTGGAAGGGCTTTCAATGCGGGATGTCGCGCTGATGATAGGCGACAAGAACAGCGGCACTGGCGGAACGAAGGAAAAAAACGGGAAGCTGCAATATGCGTGCCCGGCAGGCCCTCAGCTTTTTGACAGTGAGGATTTCGGGCTTCCGACGCTCTCCGGCATTGAGCTTGATATGTTCCGCGTGCGGATGGACAAGAGCCACGGGGACATGTACCTGCTGAAAAAAGGGTGGAACATTCCCATACAGGTCGTGAACTTCACGGTGGAAGAGCCGAAAAATGTCGCCGAGCGGACGGCCTATGACAGGCTCATCGATGAGACCCAGAGTGCTGTCGAGCGGTACTACGCGACGATAGAAAGACGGGACAAGGGCAATGTGCCGGAGACGGAATAAAAAAAGCAAGAAGGAGGTAATTTATGGCTAAAACAATCGGGAACGCAGGACTTGACTTGTTCCGAAACAGGCCGGTCAGAAACGAGCGGCTTTGTTATGTAGATGGCAGGATTGTCTTCGCCCCGCCTCAGCTTTCTCCCAAAGAGAAGGTCTACGAGGCGAGCCTAAAGCTCGGCCGGTTCTGGAACACACCGATGCGGAACTTCTGGCGGAGCGTGTATATCCGCTACCGTGACGAGTACCGGGCACTGCAAAAAAAAGGCGGGTCGCATGAACCACCAAGCGAACCGCCTACGGACAACCATGACGACGGAAAGCCCGCCGCATGATTTCACAAACAACAGATTAAATATAGCACAGAAAAGGAATCTGTGTAAGGAGATAAAGAATGGGAAACCGTTACAAGCCAAGCATGGCAAAATTGGAAAGTCTTGATGATGTGAACCTCGCACTCAGAGACATCGGGCTTGCTGAGAAAGAGCTTGAGGCAATCGACAACGAGGCCAACAAGCAGATTGCGGAAATCAAGACTGAGACCGCAAAGAAAGGCGAGAAACTTCGCTCTCGCATTCAGGACTTGTCTTCAAAAATTGCAGCTTTCGCCGAGTACAACAAAGCCGAGCTTTTCAAGGACAACAAATCAGTTGAGCTTTCTTTCGGAAAATTCGGATGGCGCAAAACAACCAAAATCAGCGTTAAGAAAACGACTCTTGAGCTTCTGAGAAAAATGAACCTTCTCAAATGCATCCGCACAAAAGAAGAGCCGGACAAGAACGCAATGGCTGAGCTTACGGATGAGGAGCTCCTTCAGGTCGATGCAGTCCGCAAGGTTTCCGACGACTTCTTCTGTGAGGCAGACACCGAAGAGGTGAACAAAGACTTGCTCCAGTCGGCAAGCTAAAAAACAACGGCGAGAGCATTCTGGATGTCGGCTCTCGCTGACAATAATCACAAGGAGGCAGACATGGCAACACCCGAAAAGAAAAGATGGTGCCGCGACATTCATGTGGCAAAGAACACGCTGAGGCTTGATGACATGGCTTACCGCTCGCTTCTTTCTGGTGCGGCCGGAATTGAGTCTGCCTCTGAAATAAAGAGCAGGAGCCAGTACGAGGCCGTCATGGCTGCCATGAAGGCCCTCGGCTTCCGCTTCCGAAGAAAGCACCCGGAAGTTGACCCGCAGGCAATCCGGCAGAAACACATGATAACGGCAAGGCAGGAATACTACATAAAGGGACTTTGGAGACTTGCGAGCCGTGAGAAGGATGAAAAAAGCCTCCGCTCTTTCGTCCAGCGCATCACAGGCGCGGGCGATGTGATTCTTGCGCTCCGAAAACTTGCCGCTTCCGCAGGATTTGACCCTGACTCAAAGGACGGCGCATAGATGGTGCTGAGCGTGTACGAGTCGGCTTTTGTCACGGGAATACCGCCAAGGCATCTTTACTATCTGCTTGAGATGAGCCGCATCGAGGGGGCGTTCAGGATATTCTCAACATGGAGAATTGACGAAAGCTGTCTGAGGGGGATTTATGAGCGATACAACAGAGAGCGTCTTGAGCTCACTCCCGCCGATTCTGGACTTGAGGGATTTGATGCGCGTCTTTCGAGTGTCCGAGAGAACAGCCTACAGGCTCCTGAAGGAACCCCGTTTGCACGCGTATCAGGACGCGGACGGCGGCTGGAACATAAACAGGGAAGACATCGTGGAGTGGCTTCAAGACAACGCGTGATACAGCCCGAACTTTGGGCTGACGGAAATTATTGGTAACAGAAAGGCAACGGAAACAAAAATCCGCTGCCTTTTTTTTTGCCCGCATTACGGCAAGAAAGCATATTTTATCGCACACTTACATCATGCTGCATATTCAAGTAATAAGAAGCCCTGAATCTTTTGATTTCAGGGAAGACAAGACAAAACCTGATTCATTCGAGAACAACTGGAAAAACAACTCGCTGGACAGCCTTGTGCTCCTTCGGAACGGGGCCGAGGTGTTCAGATGCAGGTGCCAGAGCGTCGCGAACTACTGCTTTGGCGAGAATGCGACTGCCTCGACTGTGCCTCACGGAGATACCATCGCGCCCGGTTATTTCATCATGCGAGCTTTCGTGGATCCACGCAAATTCCACGGTGAGATACACGCAATAACACAGACAAAAGATTACGACGGCGAATGGATAGACCGCAGCGCAATGCAGACGACAAAAGGCGGGTTCCAGAACGGACGCTGGCTCATCCACGACCGCTGGTCAAGCAGATATGGAAGGGATACTCGCTACGCATGGTCAGCAGGCTGCATCATCCTTTCATCAGCTGACCTGGAGCGGTTCAACACTGCGCTTTATTTTCAGGGAGTTTCTGCCGGTGATGAGATTATCGGTGAAATCATAGAGAGCGGAGGTGAGAAATGACGCTTGCAGGTATTTTTCCGGCATTCATTGTGATTGCAATCAGCGTAGTCATTTCATTGACAGAAATCGTCAAGGCCATAGATGTGAAGGGGAAACTCCGTGGCGTGTATATTCTCGCCCCTATCATTTTCTCTGCTGTTGTCACGCTGGCGCTTGCCTTCGGGAAGTTCTTCGAGTGGCGTCAGGCATTCTTCTGGTGGGCGGTGATATTCTCCCTTTCTGTATCAAACTATGAGCTGTGGTTCAAGAAAAAGGAACGCGAAAAATGAGCAAGCTCGCACCCCTTATAAAAAAAGCCGCGGGCTGGATTTCACTAGGTTTTATCCTGGCATTCGGCATTATGAGAACGGCCGGGAAAAGAAATGTTCCGATCGAAAAAAGCAGTGCCTTCAAGAAGGCTGATAGAAGGAGAAAGGAAATTGAGGAAACTGACGCTGCCGATGTTATTGCTCTGTCTGGCTGTGACAGTGAATCCGAGCGCGCAACCTCAGAGAAAAAAGCTGAGTTCAGAAAACGTGTTCGGGATAGACTTGGAGAGAACTTACAGCGGAAATGAAGTCGATGAAATGCTTTCCGTTATGGCCGAAGAAACGGACCGTGCCATCGAAGAAAGCTATGCTGAGGGCTTCAAGGCCGCAGCCCTGAGGTACGCCCCGGAAACGGCATATTTCAGTGACATCAACGAAAACCTTGCCGCTGAAAACGGAAGGCTTTCCCGTCAATGCTCGCGGTCAGTTCCGTTGTGGCATGTTCCTCTCTTCTGCTGTGCGGGAATAATGCTCGGATATGGAATCAGAGTTGCGGGCGAAAAATTAAGATGAACGGAGTAAAAATTGGAAGGAATGGCTGTTGTTTCCGGCATGGATAAGGTTCTCACAACTCTTGGCATAAGCGGGACTCTCATCGTAATGGGAGTGATTGCCTTTTTCGTAATCAAGGAAGTCAAAAAAGCCAACGAGCTTACGCAGAAAGCGGTGGACGGCCTCAGGGCTTCCACTGAAAGTCAGATCAAAGAGCTGCGTGAGTCAACGGCTACCAGGATTACGGAGCTTAAACAGTCAACTGAGAGGCAGATAAAGGACTTGAAAGCCTCAACTGAAAGCAGGTTTGCAGAGCTTCAGGAACATTCTGATGAGCATGATGAGGCCATTGAAAAAAGGCTTGAGCAGGCAGAAAAGGACATCAAGTACCTTGAGCAGAACGGAGTGACAAAGGAAATGCTGTACAGGGAAACCGAAGGCTGGCGGAGCGAGATTCAGCTTGTAAGGGCTGAGATAAGCAAGCTGCCTTTTGAAATACTAAAACTTACGGAAGGACGAAAAAGTGAAAAATAACATTCTTCGAGGAAAAATTCTCAGGCTCCTGTCTGACATGTACCCGGACGGAATTGAGCGCACATCATTGGTCGGAATTTACCATGCTTACGAGCATGTGGATGACATAGACAAGTCCGTGGCTTATCTCATGGACAAGGGCTACTGCACGAAGACGGAAACCCCGCATCCATACAAGGCGAATATGTTCGTGACTTACTACAAAATCACTCCCAAGGGAATTGACCTTGTTGAGGGCAACATGGAGCCTGACACGGGAATCCTCATTCCGATGGAGGCATGACATGGGACGCAAGGCAAAGGCAACCGAAAACGGGCTTGTTGAGCTTATCGTTGACAAGTGGGACGGCGGCAAGAACACGATTGTATATGTCACCGAGGAAGTCAACAAGATTCTCGAAGAAAAGGGGCTTCACGTCACTTTCTCGCGTGAGTCAATAAGGCGCGTGATAAAGAGCCATGAAGAAGAGATTGCGGACACGAAGAAAGCGATAGAAGCCGCAAAGGCAATGGCAGAGGTTTTCGCAGACAATCCGGGAACAGAAGTTGCCGAAGCCATGACAATGCACCTCTCAACTCTGATCGCAAAGGACCTGCGCACGGTGGACAGTCTGGAGTTTAACGATCCTGAGAAACTTGTCAGCTCTGCAAGCCGTATCGCAGAAACCCAGCTTAAACTGAGCCAGTCACGAATGAAAGCCGTAAAGGCCCTGGACAAGGCAAAGAAGCAGCTTAAAGACGAGCTTTCAAAAGAGATTCAGAGCGATCCCGAACTTCTCTCAAAGCTCTGTTCAATAATCGACAAAACGGAAATCAAATAAATGAGCGAACTCATAAAGGAACTTGCAGGTCAGAATAGAAGCGTACTCGAAAAACAGAAACGTAAGAAACAGGCTGAAAATGATTTCGGTTTTTTCTGCCGGTACTATCTGTCTGATTATTTCTATGAGGATGCAGCAGAGTATCAGAGAATCCTTTATGAAGTTGCGAATACACGCAGCCTTTCAAACGATTTGGCGGGCACACTCAAGCCGTTTGTCCGCGAGAAATATCAGAAACTGCTCAAACCTACACAGAAACTTTCCGGGGCAATGTTCATAGAACCCCGCGAACACGGTAAGACGGTCCGCTGGTCGTTTGCTTATGTTCTTTGGTGCGCAATCACCAAACGCGCCCGCTATGTGCTTCTTATCGGCGCAAGCGGAGACGCAGCCGGTGAGAACCTGGGGAACATAAAGACAGAAATCGAGGAGAACGAAAGAATCCTCGAAGACTATGGTGAGCTTCAGGGCGACTGCTGGACTAACCACCGCCTGGAGCTTTCCAACGGAACCTGTATCCAGAGCAAAGGAAGCGGCGCATCCATGCGTGGTACAAGATTCAGGCAGTACCGCCCGGACCTCATCGTTATAGATGACGTGCTCAAAGACGATGCAATCAACAGCCCGACACAGAGAAACAAAATCCACCGATGGCTAAAGCGAGTTGTTTTCAACCTCGGTAAATCTGCTTTCATAATCTGGGTAAACACAATCTTCCACAATGACGACCCGATAAGCCGTCTTTGCCGTGAGCTTGAGGCAGGGGACCTCGTGAACTGGATAGCAGTGCGACTTTCGTGCATCCGCGAGGACGGAACGCCGCTCTGGCCGGAATACTGGGATATACAGAGCCTTGAGGACAAGAAAAAGACAATCGGTGTCGCGGCATTCTCAACGGAATACATGAACGAGCCGCTTGCAGACGAAGAGAGGATTATCCAGCTGGAATGGATTGACGCGTTCCGCTACACGGAACTTCCGCCACGCAACCAGCTTCAGTTCTTCCTGGGCGTAGACCCGGCGACAGGCGCGCATGACGGCACGGCTGAGGTTCCGATTGCGCGTGACAAGGAAAGCGGAATCATCTATGTGCTTCCGAGTTTTGCCCAGGCTTGCTCGGAGCAGCAGACGCTTGAAGAAATGGAAGTGCTTTACAAGGCGTATCACTTCTCCGCAATCGGCTGGGAAAATGTCGTTTTCTCCGGCATTTACGGCAAGTACATTCAGAAGCTCGGAATCGAGAAAGGGCTTTATTTCCCGATTCAGCTGATAGGTGTTGGCTCGACTCCGAAGGAAATGAGAATCCGTTCTTACTCCATGCTGGTCCAGAACGGCTTTATCCGTTTCCCGACAAAAGGGTGTGAGAACATCATCACCCAGCTCACGGAATTTCCTATGGGAGCATTCGACGACTTGTGCGACGGCCTTTACCTTGCGATAAAGGCTGCTGAAAAAGGCTCTTCTGGAAATGTGGCAGTGAGCACAAAAAAGACTTCCAGAGTACGCACGGTCGCAAGAAATATAATCGCAAGGGCAAGGGGATAAAATATGTTCAAGAAAGCAAAGCCTACTACAAAGGAAATGACCACACAGATTATCACTGACAATGTGCTGAATTTCCTCTCTTATATGCCGAATCCGGATGATGTCATATCCGGCTCACTCAGCTCATACGACACATACCGCAAGATGATCTCAGACCCGAAAATCAAGTCTTCGCTCGGAAAAATCAAGACGGGCGCGCTCAACTTCCCGCTGAACATCGTCAAGGGAGAGGCGGATGAGAAGGTCTATGATTTTATTCGCAAGCTGCCTCTTTTCATGAACATGCACAAGAAGAACCGCCGTATGCTGACTGCCCTGAATTACGGCTTCTCCGTCTCTGAGCTTATCTGGGACCTTAAGGACGGCGTATGGATTCCGGTGAATTTCATTACAAGAAAGCCGGAGCGTTTTCATTTCAACGCGAACTGGGATCTGTTCCTTGTTCAGAACGGTATGAAGACAAAACTCGACCAGAATTACAAATGGCTTGTTTTCCAGCACGAGCCGGACGATGAGAATCCTTACGGAACGTCCATGCTGAAATGCGTTTACTGGGCATGGATGTTCAAGCAGGCCGGCTACGACTTCTGGGTACAGGCGACTGAAAAATTCAGCGTGAAAACCCTCGTCGCGCTCTTCGAGGCGGAAGGCGATGAGACAAAGATTTCAGCGCGGGCAAACTCAATCGCTGAGATGCTCATGGGGATTCAGTCAGGCTCTGCCGCTGCCGTGGGAAACATCAAGGAGATAAAGGATGTGGGCATGAACGGCGAGCTTGCGGGGTTCAAGGAGCTTGTTGAGGCCTGCGACTTGCAGATAAGCTACGGCCTTACCGGACAGGCGGTTGCGACCAACGCGGCCAACGGCGGTTCCCTTGCGCTCGGGCAGGTACAGGCAGAGCTTCTTTATGAGGATTGCAAGAGCATCGCACTTGAATTGCAGAGCGTGCTCCAGCAGATTATCGACTGGACCGTCGAGCTGAATTTCGGTGAGGATGCGAAAGCACCTCTGATTCAGTATGCCGTTGACCGCCGCGCAAGTTTCGAGGAAGTCATGAAGGCGATTGACCACCGTATCCCTGTCTCAAAATCAGCCCTTTACTCTTATTACGGCGTGCCGGAACCATCAGATGACGATGATGCGTTCATTATGGAAAATGGCACTGCGATGACGCTCAGTGACAGCTCACGGACAAAAGACGTAAAAAAAAACTTTCGATTTTTCTAGCCGATTCTGACTTTCTCCGCCGTGAACGCTCCAATATCCGCGAGCTTGACAGCCTGTGCGAAATTGCGGCGGAGGCCATAAAACCACACCTTAAAGACATCCTCACTGACTATTTAAACTCCGTCAAAACACCAGATAAAGCCAGTCTCGAACGGCCTTTTGACAGTCCTGTAAGCGTTCAGATAGCGAGTGCAGTCGAGAAACTCATAGGCTCGTCATACATGCTCGGACTCATTCATGCCGAAGAAGAGAATCCTGCAAAGAAGATAAATGCCGCTGATGAGGAGATTCCGCCAGTCAAGTTTGAGCAGGCGGTTGATTTCCTTAAATCCAAGGTTCCGATGAGCAAGGACGAGTGGAATGCTCTTGAACCTAAGCTGCGTTTCCGTGCCTTCACGGTGGCAAAGCTCGGCTCGGCTGAGGTCGTGGACAAGGCGAAGCAGGTTCTTATTAATGCCCTTGAGACAGGCGGGAATTATAAAACGACATGGGAAGACCTCAAAAACCGCGTGGATACAGACTCACTGAAAATAAAGCCGAATTACTGGGAGACTGTTTTCCGCACGAATACCCAGAGCGCGTACATAGCCGGAAAACTCCAGCAATATGACAAAATGAATGTCGCAGCCTATCAGCTGATGGTTATTGAGGATGTACGGACCAGCAGAATCTGCCGTAATCTCCTTATGTCTAGCGGATATGGAATGATTATCCCAGTGGATCATCCTTTCTGGAAGAAGTATGGCTTTCCGCCGTATCATTTCAACTGCCGGACATCACTCAGGACGGTGCTCCCTTCTCAGATTGGAAAATACGGCAACATCTCCGAGAATCCGAGCATGAAAAGCCTGACTAAGTTCAAGCCTCAGGAGGGCTTTGGCGGGAATCCGCTTGACCGTGGTAATTGGTGGATGATAACACCTCAACAGATGGAACAGGCAATAAAATATGGATGTCTCAATAGTTTTAATCGTGAAGAAAATATTTTTGCAGATTATGATAAGATTTGGAAAGACTACACGCGCTATGAGGGAAAGAACGGCGGATGGTACGATTTGTATAAAGAGGTTCCTAGCGATTGGGTCAATGATGAACATCCGAATAAACCAATCGTGGAAGTCTTGGCAGAGAATGGATATAAAATAAAGGTTCTTCCTCAATTAAACGATATTAAGCGTAAGTATGGGATAAAATGGTCTAATCCTGATATTTTGGTTAATGGACTTTTAGCAGATATAAAAACAGTTGATACTTCAATTTATTCCCGATTATGGAGCGCAAAAAAGGTGCAAAAACTATCACATTGTGTGCTGATGATTCCTAGTAATTTTACAGAGTCTCAAATTGCCGAATCATTCAAAAAATGGGATGAAGAACATCATGGAGCTTTGGAAGTTCTTTGGATTTATAAAGGAAAAATCAGCAAGGTATCATTCCGATAAAAAAAGCAACCAAAAATGGTTGCTCTATAACGGGTCTAGGAGATACTCCTAGTCCCTACTCTTATAAATATACCACAAGCCCCGAAAAATGCAAGTGTTTCCCGGGGTATTTTTTTTGCTCTCGTTTCAGCAGAGATCAGAAGAGCAAATCAATGAAGCTTTTTCGAAATGGAAAGAGAAAAATCACGGACGGTTAAATGTCATCTGGATATGGCGAAAAACGATAAATCAAATAGTATTTGGAAAATAAAAATACCTCTGGTGGCTACCGACCAAGAAAGGGCCAGCAGATCAGAGGTCATTAAAAACTAAAGTTAAAACTACCAATATGGTTGCTTTACACATCGGGGGATACCGTCCCTCAACGCATTCCTTTAGCTTCATTCGGTATTTCAAATATACCACAAGCCCCGAAAAATGCAAGTGTTTTTCGGGGTATTTTTTTGCCCTCGTTTCAGCAGAAATCAGAAAATCAAAACACAATGACATTATGAGAATCTACATAGCTGGAAAAATCACCGGCGATAAAAACTACAAAAAAAAGTTCGCAAAGGCAGAGCGGGCTTTGAAGAAAAAAGGTCATTCCGTAATGAACCCAGCGTGGCTAAAGGAGTACGGAGAATTTGCATGGATTGATTACATGGGTGTTTCCGGGGCAATGCAGCAGACGTGTGAGGCAGTGTATTTCCTTCCAGGCTGGGAGGAGAGCAAGGGCGCAAACATCGAACACAGACGTGCCATGCAACTAGGTCAGAAAGTGTTCTTTTCCCTCGGCGATTTGCCACAGGGAAAAACAAATATTTTTATCAGGAGTTTTTTATGCTTGCAGGAACAAAAGACGGCAAAAACTGGGGGTTCTACTTCGGTGATCAGAAGGAATCGCTAAAAAAATATTTCGAGCTTACGGATGACGAGCACACGGCTCTGATGCGAGGACAGTGCCAGGGAAAAGTTATTGTCTTTCATGACGACAAAAAACCTACTCTTGAAGACCCGCCGCCACCAACTGAGAGCGAACTTGCGACTTGGCGAATCAGAGAATTGAAATCTTTCCTAAAGGAAACAGATTATGTCGCGATTAAAATCGCAGAAGGAGTGGCTGACAGCAGCGAATATGAAGAAACGCTCGAAAAACGCAGGGACACACGAGCCGAAATCAACGAGCTTGAGAAAAAGCTGGCGGAATAAAATCTTCCGCCTGTGTTCCATAGTAAAACAGACTTGCATGATACATTAAATCAAGATAGTTCAGAGCAACGAAATCACCCCCACAGGTTTGGTTGCTCTGATGCGACCAGACGGCTGCTTGTTTTTGTGGGGAAAACTTGCAGCCATTTTTTTTTATAAAAGGAGATTTAGTATGGCGACAAAAAAAGTAATCGCGATTCCTATCAAAAAATACAGCGGAACTGATTCCACGGTATTACATTTCTCTAGCATTGAAGAGTGTTCAAAGAAATGGAAATTTCCGATCACTCGTATTTATGAGGCAATCCGGGAAGGAAAGCCAATAAAAGGATATTTTCTTGACGAGGAGATTGAACAATGAATAAAGATGAAATCATGGAAATCTTTTACAAGATTGCGAATTACAATGAGGCATCTCTCGCAGTTATAGAACGCTCAAATTCATATGACACAACTCCGGCAGTTGTATTACTAAGGGATAATCGCCTAAATCTTGCTCTGCTTTCGAATAAGATAGAAGAGATTTTTTCAGAAGAAAAGCAAGGGAAAAATCAAAGCGAAACAGAGGAAAAACAAGTAGAAGATGAGAATGAAAAAGCAACTTAA